ATCAAAGGCGAGGCGGGCGAAAAGGGCGACGCCGGCGAGGCGGGCGCGCCAGGCGCCGCCGGCCGCGACGGCGTCGACGGAAAACCCGGCGAGCGAGGCGAGCCCGGCGAGCGCGGACTCGACGGAAAAAACGGCCTAGACGGCTTATCGTTCACGATCCGCGACACTTACGACCCGGCCGAGGTCTATAAACAAAACGACGTCGTAACGCTTAATGCGACCTGGTTCGTCGCGCGCAAAACGGATCCCGGGCCTTGCCCTGGTCCTGGTTGGAAATCCGGCCCGACCGGCAAGCGCGGCGAAAAGGGCGAACGCGGCGAACGCGGACAACGCGGCGACCAGGGCGCGGCCGGCCGCGAGGTCGTTGCCTTTGAAATCGACCGCAAGGATTACGCGCTTGTGACACGCCTCAGCGACGGGAGCGCCGGGCCGCGGCTTTGCTTGCGCGAGCTATTCGAGCAATTCCAGGCGGAAAGCGCCTAACATGCAATCGACCATTGTCGTCGTCGAGCCGGCGCCGTCGATCGACCTTATTACGCTCGACGAGTTGAAACGCGCGCTTAACATTACGGCGACCGTGCAAGATCAAATGTTGCAAGATTTGATTACGCGCGTCTCGGATGAAATCGCCGAGTATTGCGGGCGCGTATTCGGGTTCGAGCACGTTGTCGAAACCTTTACGGAAATCGACGCCAATAAAAATAAGCTATTCCTGGCGCGCTATCCGGTTGCGGTCGCCGACGGCATAACCTCGATTACGAGCGGCGGCGCGGCGTTGACGTTTCCCGACGGCATGTTACTCGATTCCTTGTGGGGTAAACTCACGTTGCCGGGCGGCACGTTCACCGAGCAAACGATCATCGACTATTCCGGCGGCTATAACTTGCCCGACGACTCGCCGCCGGCGCTCAAACAAGCGGCCGTTATTCTGATCCGCGAGGCGTATTACGCCACCATCCGCGGCGATGCCTCGGTCCGTATGATCGGCCACAAGGAAAGCCGGATAATCTATTTTGACCCGAACGTGCTGGCGCGCTCGGCCGGCAGCGCGAGCTCGGGCGGCACGCCGGCGCAACGCGCGGTTAACGATTTGCTGACGAGCTTTACGCGGTACGAGGCTTGAATGTTGCATGTGACAATTGATCCCGGCGTCGACGCGATTAAAAAGTTTCTGACCGACGCGTTAATGAAGGATCTCAAAGGATTACACCCGAGCGAGGTCGTAATTTTTAAAAACGTACGGCAAACACTTAGTCGCCGCTACGACGACAACGACCTCGTTAAGATTGTCACCGCAAGCGACGGCCTGGTTTGCAAATTTTGCGCGGATATGGCGGCACATAATCCGTATCGCTACGGCGACGCCAAAAAGATGCTCCCGCACCACCCAAAATGTCGTTGTCAAATTCGCTCGATCCGCGTCACCGATCCCGGGTATTTGCAGCAACCGACCGCGCGCAAGGTCGGCCGCTATATGAAAACCTGGTTACATAAATCGCTCAAACGGACCGGCAAGCAAGCGCCACAACGCGGCGCCTCGGTCAAACGACTCCGCAAGAAAAAAGGCCGGCGCGTCGTGGCGCCGAGCGGCTATCGCGCAATCAGGATTCGGACCAAATAAATGCCGGTCAATTTTTCTGATCTCGTTTATTTGCCGAATTTCGATACGTTCGCGCGCGCGATCTTTATTACGCCGGTCGCGAGCCAACCCGGGCAAGCCGCGTACCAGGCGCGCGGGATATTCGATACCGTACCGATCGACGTCGTCGCGCTCGACGGCTCGATCGTTTCCGAGCAACGCACGATCCTCGACTTGCGCGAGGTCGAGTTCGCGATCTTGCCGGTACAAGGCGACCAGGTCGCCATACCGGCGGACGGCGGTTTGCCCGACGCGGGAAACTGGGAAATTATCGACAACTCGCGCAACGGCGGCGGCGAGGCAACGATGACGCTCCGCAAACTAATGAGCGCAAAACCGTCGCTCCGCGTGGTTCGCGACAAATGACGCAAACGCCGGCGTTCATCGTGCGCGACGCGCTTTACGACCGCGTTAAGGCGATGCCGTTTTTCGCCGGGTTTACGTTTGAGAAAAACAAAATGCTCCGCGTGCAATCGCAAGATTTGCCGTATTGCGGAATCTATCTGATTAACGAGCTCTTGACTCCCGAGGGCGACGCCAACGCCGGCGATATCCGCTTGCGCGATAGTGCGCGCTATGGGTTTTCCGTAATCGTGATCGACAACGAAAACGAGGACGGCGAGGCGACGCTCGACCAGGCTTTTGCCGAGATTACAAACGGCCTTTTGTGCGATACGACGCTGACCGGATTTAATAACAAGCTCTTGCAAGGAATTGTTCGCGGCGAACGGATGCACGTTTACGGCTCGGTTGCGCTCGACAACGAAACGCCGATCCTCGAATTACAATTCGATATGACCGCCGACCTCGGTACGGCGATCTTTAAACCGACGATCGTCGACGACTTTAACACGCTGCACGTTGACGCGCGGCCGATCCAAAACCCCGACGCGCCGATCGTCGAAATGGAATGGAATATGCAAACCGGCGAAATCAACACGAAAGCGAGTAAAGCAAATGGCAAAAATAAAAGTCACGCCAAACCGTCCCGATCTCCCGCCACACCCGATTGATGGCGTCTTGCCGGCCGCCGGCGGCGAGTGGACCGCCGATCAATATACGTTCCGCCTGATCCGCGACGGCGACATTAGCGAGGTTCCGCCCGAGGGCAGCGGCGACCCGCAACGGGCCGCGCGTCACGCGCAAACGGTCGTCGAGACAACCGAGGGCGGCGACGACGACAAAAAAAGAAAACCGCGTTAATTCCGAAAACCCCGGCCCGCGAAAGCGGGCCGTTTCATTTCAAACTAAGGGAGTCGACCTATGCCGATCTCGTTTAATTCTATCCCGCAAGGATGGAAATTGCCGCTCGTTTATATCGAGGTCGATCCCTCGCAAGCGGGAACGCCGACCTCGCAAAAATACGCCTTGCTCGTCGACTATAAGCTCGCGAGCGGCGTCGCGCCGAGCGACGTCCCGATCGCGTGCGGCTCGGTATCCGATGCGAACCATCTCGCCGGCCAGGGCTCGCCGCTCGCGCGCATGTACGCGCGATTTTTTGCGCTCAATAAGTCGACGCCGGTCCTCTTGCTCCCAATGGGCGAGCCGGCCGCCGGCGTTGCCGCGAGCGGCACGATTACGGTCGCGACGCCGGCAACGCAAGCCGGCGTGCTCGACCTTTATATCGCCGGCCAGCATGTGCCGGTCGGCATTGCCGCCGCCGATCCGATTGCAACGGTCGGGACAAACATTGCGGCGGCGATTAACGCCATGCCGGAATTGCCGGTTACGGCAACGGCGGCCGGCGCCGTTGTCACGGTTACGTCGAAATGGAAAGGCGTAAGCGCCAACGATATCGCGATCGACTATAACGTGCTCGGGCCCAATGGCGGCGAGGCGTTCCCGCTCGGCTTTACGGTTACGCCGGCAACCGGCGCGAGCCTGACCGGCGGCGTCGGCTCGCCGGTATGGACGACCGCGATCGCCAACCTCGGCGACGAACCTTACGAATACGTCGGGCTCGGGTTCAACGATTCCGGTTCGTTGATCGCCTGGGAAACCGAATACGGGTTTAGCGATTCCGGCCGTTGGGGTTGGTTGCGCGAAATGTACGGCCATGTAATCTCGGCCAAGCGCGACACATACGCGAACCTCTTTACGTTCGGCCCGAGCAACAATAGCGGCGTTCTGTCTCTCCTGGCGCTCGAGCCGGATGCGCCGTCGCCGCTTTACGAATGGGTTGGCGCCTATTGCGCGCGCGCGGCGGGCGCGTTGTCAATCGACCCGGCGCGGCCGTTGCAAACGTTGACGCTCGACGGGATCACGCCGGCGCCGAAAAACTTGCGCTTTAATAAAACGCAATTGAACGCAATCGCCGGCGTCGGCCTGGCCGTGCAAATGGTCAACGCCGGCGAGGTCGCGGCGCTCGCTCGCGAACAAACGACGTACCAAAAGAATACGCTCGGCCAATCCGACAACGCTTACGAGCTAATGACAACGCTCGCGACGCTTGCCGAATTATTCCGGCGAATGCGCCAGGCGATTACAAACAAATATCCGCGTAGCAAGCTCGCCGACAACGGAACGCGGTTCGGGCCCGGCCAGGCGATCGTAACGCCGAATATCATTCGCGCCGAGCTCGTCGCCGAGTATCGCCAAAACGAATACGACGGCCTCGTCGAAAACGGCGACGCGTTTAAGGCGGCGTTGATTGTCGAACGCGACGACGTCGATCCGAACCGCGTCAACGTTCTCTATCCGCCCGACGTTATCAATCAATTGCGAATGTTCGCCGTCCTCGCTCAGTTCCGCTTGCAATACCCGCTCAATCTCGCGGCGTAAGTCGCGGGCAAAACCCCACTCACCATCGCCGCCTAACTAATGGAGTCAAACTATGTCGAATAGATTCGCGGGCGTGGCCTATTGGAGCGTGGACGGCCGGCAATTGGCCGTACGCGGCAACCTCGAGGTTATGCCGTCGCGCTTTGAACGAACCGGGATCGCCGGCCAGGACCGAGTCCACGGCTACAGCGAGCTCCCGGTCGTTCCGTATATCGCCGGCGACGTCTCGACGCTCGAGGGTACGGCGGTTGAATCGGTCGACGCCGTCACCGACGCGACGATCACGGTCGAAATGGCGAACGGGAGCGTTTACGTTTTACGCAACGCCTGGCGCGCCGAACGCTCGACCGTCAATACGCGCGACGGGCAATTTCATGTGCGGTTTGAGGGTCTAAGTTGCGACGAGCTCGTCGCGGCCGCGGCCTAGTTAGGGCGGCAAAACAATGTCCGTTGCGGAAATCAAAGCACGCGAGGCGGCGGCGCCGCCGCTTCCCGAGGAAAAGGTAACGCCGCTCCCGGGCTATTCGTGTGAGCTCACGCGGCCGATCGAGGCGCACGGCCAGCAAATAACGAAACTCGTATTTCGCGAGCCGACCGGGCGCGACCTCTTGAACGTCGGCAACCCGGTCGTGTTCGATCCGATCTCGGATCCGCCGAAAGTCGTTCACGACGAACGGCGCATGAACGCGATGCTATCGTTACTCGCCGGCGTTCCGCCGTCGTCGGTTCTAATGCTGACGCCGCGCGATTGGATTACATGCGCGTGGGGCATAACCCCTTTTTTTATGCCGTGGCCGGGGAAGGTATAGAGGTCGATCTCGTCGGCGATTGTTGCCGTCTCGCGGTTACGTTCCAATGTAGTCCGACTCTATTCCTCGACCTTCAATTGACCGAGCTATGGCGGCTAATGGAAAGGGCGAGCGACATTGTCGAGGAAATGCGTAGAAGGTAGCGGGTAATGGCCGAGCAAGACGAAACCGTAAAAATCGTCGTCGAGATCGTCGACAAGTTTTCTAAGCCGCTCGACAACCTTATGCGTGAGCTCGCAAAGGTCAATAAAGAGGGCGGCGACGGCGCGGAAAAAACGAAAAAGAGTTTCGACGGCGTGCGCGATTCTGTGAGTGGGGTCGCAAGCGCATTTAAACTCTTGACGCCTGGCATTGCCGGCACGGTCGGCATGTTTTCATCGCTCGCCGTGGCGATCGGCGCGGCCGCGAAAGCGTTGCACGATTTTGCCGGCACTACCGAAACGCTGCAACGGTTAAGCCACGAAACCGGCGTTTCGATAGACCGTATGCGCGAGCTCGAGGCGGTCGGCCGGCGGTTCGGCGTATCGGCCGGCGAAATGCGCGCCGGGATGCGCGGCTTTGCCGACGCCATGCACGACGTTCGACGCGGCGGCCCGATCTTTCAAGAGCTCGCGCGTAGCGGCTTGGGTAATTTTGCGTCGCAATTGCGCGCGGCGAAAACCAACGCCCAGGCGTTCGAGCTCGTCCTAAAAGAGCTCGACCGCATTAAAGATCCGTACGAGCGGCGACGCTTCCTCGGGATCGTCGGCGCGCCGCAAGGGCTCGCCGATGCGACCGGCGCGGACCGAAAACGGCTCGAGGACGAATACCGCAAGACAAATCCGAAACTTACGCAAGACCAACTCGACAAGGTTAAACGATACGAGGATTCCTTGTGGCGGTCGCAAAATGCGATCGACGCAATTATCCAAAAAGACGCCGGCGACCTCGATACGCTCGCGACCCAACTCGACGCGATGGCAAAAGGGACGTTAGCGGCGAGCGACGCGCTTACCTCGTTTAATAAAACAATGGACGCGGTTCGCAAAAACGGCGAGGACGTCGGCGCGGCAATTCGCAAAGGTATTCCGAAATCGCCGGGCCGGCCGCTCACGATTTGGGAACAATTATTCGGACTCAAACCGGAAAATCAATCTTATACCGACCCGGGCGGCGGCAAGACAAAAGACGCGATTAAGAGCGCGACGAGCGAGGGCGTCGTCGAGGGCTTTGTTAAATTCGCAATGCTGATAGGCGCACGCGGCGGCGGCGATGGCGGCGCGCGCACGATCCCGGCCTCGTTCACGCCTGGCGCCGGCGGCAATCGGACGCGGCGCGCGCTTACGCCGCCGCCCGACGAACCGACGCCGCATCCCGACGCGCCGCGCGGCCCGAGGACGGCGGCACGGCCGCCGGCCGACGCGCCAAGCGTGCCAAACCCCGCGCCGCCGGGAACGACGGGCCCGATGGGCGCCGAGCCGAACCAACGTAACCGACCTAATTATATCGGCGGCGAGGTCATTATCGACGGCAAAAAGTTTCATTGGGGATCCGGCGGCGCCGGGCGCGGCTCGATTCCTTATGGCGACTATCCGATCAATATAGGCAAGGGCGCCGGTATTGGGCCGTGGGGACAAGCGCACGGCTCGATTGCAACCATAGGCAAACCGGGCGGCATTATCGACGATCCGAAATATCCAGGCCGCCCGCGCGCCGGAATCCAAATCCATACCGGCAGCGGCGCAATGCTCGACCGGCTTTATACGCAAGGATGCTTTAAGGTTTCGCGCGCGGAATGGCCGGCATTTAAAAAGGCGCTATTAGAAAAAGCACAACACGGGCCGTTGATGCTGCATATCGGCCGCGACGGCATTGCGACCATTACGACGCGCGGCGAACATGGTCGGCCCGATATGGCAAAACCGCCGGC